TAATTGCACCCATCCCACGACTCGGTCTCATACCATTTTTCCTCTGGTTTTACCTTTAATACAGCAACCATCTGCTCGTTTAGAAGCCATACCGCCTTTTTTAAAGTTATCGGGCAAATCTTGTCCCTTTTTACTCCCACCTGTATGTTTATCAAGAATTGATTGAAATCCTTGGTCAGCAGGTTTCTTACGAACATTGTCCGTAGGATTGGGGTTCTGTTTAGCTGGTGTTGCTGGAACAGAAGGGACAGGATTAACACGCTTAGTCATTACGCTCTAGTCTTCCCACGAACAGCACAACCATCAGCCCGCTTTGATGCTGAAGATACTTTTCCGCCAGACTTAAACTCACGCTTAAATTGTGTGCCTTTACCAAAAGCATCCTCCATAGGACCTGTAGATAGGTAGCGCTCTTTGCGAGCCTCTTGCTCCTTTTTTGGTAATTTAGAGATTGCATCAGCTTCTTTAGCCGCTTTTTCTCCCGCCTCTTTCTTAGCACGGCTAGATAGAATCTTCTTACCCAACATACGAGCAGCGCCATAACCAGCGCCTAGAACCGCAGCAGCTTTACCAATAGGTAGAAAGTCTTCAACGCCTACACGCTCCAAACCTTTTTCTTGCGGTGGTTTAGTAGTTGTTTTTGGTTCGGCTTTAGGGGTAGCTTTAGTGGTAGATTTGGTTTTAGTGACAGGAGGCTCTTTAACTAGCTCACTGCTAGGCTCATTTTGCTTACGAATATATTCCATCGCACGGGCGCGCACATCGTCGCCAATACCAGGATTTTGCCCTTCTTTAGACTCAAACTCGGTCTCGCCACCGTCTTGAAACTTACGCATTTTCTTTTTCATGTTAGCAAGTTCTCCCGCCTGATTTCATTTTAATCATCTTGCCTTTGGTCTTACCTTTGATCTCAATGCCACCACCTTTAGCCATGCCATGCATTTTTTTCTCGTGCCCTTTAACGGCTTTGGCAGCAACCTTCTTCATCATTGGTTTGTCTTTGGAAATATCTGAATGTTTCACGTTACCGCCTTTCTTCATGTAGCCCATTTTGTTGCGTACTTCTGTGGGCAGTTTGGATAATCCTGGGTTGCTATCAGAATCAACTTCTTTTAAGCCACCAGCTCTGAATTTACGTCCTTTATCTGCTTTCATAAACTCTTCTCCTACGGATTTAGATACGCCAACTTTTTTGGCAAATTTTGGATTGTTAGCGACAGCAGCCATAAATCCGTGTTGTTTTTTAGATACGCTAGGCATTTATTTTCCCCTGAATAAGCTGGTCAATTTTGCTTTCAAGCTTGTTAAAGCGTTGGTCAATGTGCTGCATAATGCGGTCAATTTCTGCTTGAGTAACGTTTTCACGAGCTACCTCCTCACGAGTCTTGTTTAATAAAATCCCTATGCGAGCGAGTTCAGCAGATTTTTCTTTTGCCCATAAACCCACGAGAACCCCCGCTAATGATAGGATTGCGTTCCATAAAAGTAACATCTCTTGGCTCATACCATCTTACCTTTGGTTTTGCCACGAATCTCACAGCCACCGCCACGTACTGACCCACCTTCTTTGCAATTCCAAGCCCGTAGGGACTTATTAATACGTGAATCGGGATCGTTGGCTGTTTTAGCAGATGTGAGCTTTTTCTTCATGCCTGACATCCTTGCACAGAACGATTTCTTGCGTGAACCGCCTTCTGGTTGTGGACGTTTTAAGCCAGGTTTGCCAGGATTGGCTGCATTGTAGGAGGCACGACCTTTAGCGTTTAAACCACCTTCAGGGTTTTTACCTTCCTTACGAGTCCATGCAGGGGTCTTAGCCATTATGCAACATCCTTTTTAGCATCAAGAGGTCTAATAAGAGGATAGAGATACTCTTCTCCAAAAGAACCTGCAAACTCTTCCATTCCTAGATGACCTAGCTTAATGGTGGGGTCAATCCATACTTCGTAACCGTGAGCCGTAGCACGATCACAGAAAAGATAATCCTCGCCTACATAGCCTTCTGGAGTGGATTTGAAGTCAAAGAATGAATAGCAAAACTTGTCTGGGTGCCCGTCTACTACTCGGTCATCGTGGTATTTCCACTCAGGATGGTTGTCTCTGAGGGTCTCAAATACGTCTTTACGAATCAACATAAAAGCGGTAGCAATCCGTTTAGCCTTAACTAATCCGTAGGAATTCATATAAATCCCGCCATCAGCATCTTGCTCTAAAGTCGATATATAGACTTGACCTTTTTTACGGGCAACAGGAACTCCGCCTACGATACCCTTCTTAGGGTCAGTATTCCACGCCATTAGACGGAAGATGTCTTGTGGGTTAAACGTAATGTCCGAATCAATAAACATTAAGTCTGTGCAGTCTGACGCTAAGAAGTCTTTAGCAATTAAGTTTCTGACACGAGACACAACTGAGCATCCAGAGATGTTGCAAATTTGAATATCAATTCCGTGCTTAGGAGCTTCTACAGCAAACTGAGCCATAGCAATAGCCAGTTTGACTGAGACTTTAAAGTCATAAGCGGGAAGACCAAGCATGACCTTCCTACCTACTAAGTTAAAAGAACCTTGAGCTTGCGTTGGATTATCCATATATCACCGTTGCTGTTACGCTTGAGCCAAGCCCAACAAAAATACCGTTAGGGCAGTAAATACCTTCGCCTGGAATCTTAACAGGTAAACCTATTGTATTAAATGTATCAAGTTCAACATAAATATTTGTGTACATTGTTACTGTACCAGTAGCAGATCCAGATGTAACGGAAGTTACTGTAAATGTATTAGCTGTTACGTTAGATACTTCGTATACCCCATCACGCATGGTTGTTCCAGCCGCAACATCTAAAAATACTCGTTGACCATTTACCAAACCATTGCCATTAATTGTCACCGTAACCGTTGTTCCAGTTCTACTCCAAGTACCTGACTTTGAAACTGCTGGGTCTGCAACCGCCATGTTTCTTGCCGATACCGTACCACTAGTAACTGTTACATTTTTTAGACGAACAGACTCTGTGGTGGCAGTACCAGATGCTGAAGCATGATACGATTTAACGTCATATTGCTGCATAGTGTCATCCGTAAAACAGCGTAGTTGTTACCGAAGCTGGTAAACCAACATAAATACCATCTGTCGCTAAAATACCTTCGCCTGGAATCAGTGTATAAAAAGCCGTAGCAGAAGAACAGTCAAGCTCAACCAAAATACTTGCGTACATCGTTACATTTCCATTAGTTGTTGCTGAAGCCACTGCAACTGTAAATGTGTTTGTGCCAACGGTAGCTACATCATACGGACCATCAGCAGCAGACCCAGAGGTAAAGTTTAAATAAACCCTGTCCCCGACTGCTAACCCATGATTATTAATAGTCACAGTACAAACAGTGCTTCCTGGAACATCATAAGTCCCAGACACACTGACGTTATTAGCAAAAACAGAATTAACTGTTGTAGACGCAGAAGGGGACATAAGAACCCCTTTTAAGCGAGTTCTATACCCCACCGCTACACCTGATGCGCTTGAGTGTGCTGACTTTACGTCATATTGCATTGCCATAATTAATCCTCTTTATGTTCTGCTAGTGGGCGGTCTAATTCGGTTAACAACACGTCCACCATTGCAATTGCTCCGTTAGCCTGTTGGATAAGATCTGAGTACTTTTGCCGTTGCTCAAGTGCCTGATTTCTCAAATCCAACAGGTACGCCTTATCTAACGCAGCCATTAGGCATTAAAGTTAGCAGCGGTAGCGGCAAGCAGGTAATAATCACTACCAGCAATTTTTACACGCAGTCCATGAGTAATCTCATTAACGTTGGTAATAGTACCAGTAGCGGCTAATTTAGCACCAGCAACAGTTACGCCAGCAAGGTTTAACAAGTAACCGTTAGTATCGACAGTTGCCTTGCCCGTACCGTTAACAGAAGCATAAATTAAAGAAGTGTTTGTGCCAGTAGATGCTGCAGTAGCACAGTTAAGCTCAATTTCAACAGGAGCATAAGTACCCGAAGAAGTGCCTGCCGATAGGGTTAATTCAGCAACAAAAGCTGAACCTAGACCTGAAGTAGAACCAGTAGCACCATAAACAACGTTTGCTTTTAACGCATTTGTGAATGAACCCAAAGCGGCATCAGCGTTTAATTGGAACAGACTGCGACCACCAACACCGCCAGCGCCAGTCATAGTGACTTCGGTTACGCTTGCATTGAATGTAGCTGCACCTGTAGAGGTATTTGTAATATCAGTGATAAAGCCGTTGTCGGATGCCACTGGACCCGAAAAGGTAGTACGTGCCATAATAATTCTCCATACAGAGTTAAGCTCATTAGTCTTGTATGCGTCTGCTGGGGCAGTCTAATAAGCTGGTTTACCCAGATATTTAAATCTTACTACAAATAAAACAAAAAGGGGAGTTTTTGGCTCCCCTTTTTATTAGCCTAATTAGGCTCCAGCAGAACCCCACATACCGAGGGGATCAGACCAGCCAAAGCTGTAACGCTCACGAGACTTGTAACGGACGTTACCAGTATCGAAGTCACCGTCCATGCTGTTGCTCAAAGGAGTACGAACGAAATGCTTCATACCATTTGGAACATCAGTACAGAGGAAGTAAGCATTTGGATCGGTCAGGTAGTTATTAACTGAATAACCTTCTGGGATCGAACCATTGTTTACGATAGCGTTAATGTCGTTGTCTGCGGTACCAACACGAAGCTGAGTCTCTAAGAGACGGGTAGCAACGAACTGGAGTGCAGGTGGAACGATTAACTTCTTAGGTTTAGCAGCGATTAACAAACTACGCTCATCTGTCCATGCAGCGATCTGAATAACGGCGGCTTCCAAGGAAGTCTCGTTCAAATCAGCAGGAGTAGATTGAGTATTGCTGTTAACACCACCAGAAACCAATGGGTGAGATGTCGAGAACAAAGGTACACCGTCACCACCGTAATAAACGGCAGAGTTAGTGAAACCGTTGTTTAACACAGCAGCAGCTTTAACCTGCTTGGTGTACGCCATAGCACGAGCCAAAGCCTTGGTATAACGAGCTGATAGGCTGTCATACAAGTTGTCCTCGATTGCCTCTTCCGTTAGGGAGAAGCCAAGGGCGATGGTTTCGTGGTTATAACGAGCTGTGAAAGCCTCTTGTGCATTGTCATAAGCGATGGCAGAACCCTCGTTTTTGACTGGTGCAGCGGAAAAGCCCGACAGTTTCGTTTCTTCTTCAAAGCTACGCTCCGATGTCTCGGTTTCGTAGATTTCTTTGTGCTCTTCGCCGTATTTGGCATACTCCAGACCGAACAATGCATTCAGACCGGGGAGCAACTCTTTAAGTAGCTGTGCGCGTGAAATAGCCATTTTAAGTTACTCCTTATGCTACGTAGTAGCGATGAGCGCCGAAGTTGAACTTAACCAACACTTCGGGACTTTGAACCAATACAACAGTGCCAGCAACTTGGGTCGCAACCGCAGTAACCGTCAGGGTCGTATTACCAGTGGTAGTTACAGTCGATGCAGCACTTAGCGTAGCGCCAGTGAATTGCAGTTGACCGTTTACCAAGTTGAACACATCAGTACCGACAGGCAATACTTGTCCAACAGTCAGGCCAGATACAACAACCGAAGTTGCCGAAGGAGCGCCGCCCGACACATAAGTGGCAGAAGAGCTAATTTGGGTATCAGGAACCAGATTGAGGACACGGAAGCCGCCGCCAGAAGTCGTAGCCGAAGCTGCAACAACAGCGCCTGCACCGTTACCAGTGGAAGCAGAACCAGTCAGAGTGTTACCAGCCATGTTTACGCCAACCAGAATCGACGAAGCCGATCCAATGGTAGTAGCGGACGCGCCGGTAGTTACTGCAACACGCATAACTTGGTCAGGGTCATCGCCAATGATTGCGGTAATGTCGCCAGCAAGGACGTTGCCGGGATAGTACTGAGCAAATTGACGTTGCTTGGTGGTTGGGTTTGTGTAATAGCAGCCCAAGAACACGCCAACAGTAGTGTTGGTTGTGCTAACAGGGTAAGTTGCAATCACAACATAACCAGCCGAAAGGGTGACTAAATCACCGTAGTACATAGCGGTACCGTAGTTGTACTGGACAGGGAGATTCCGAGTTGATCCAGCAAACACTTGACCGCCAATTAGGTTTACGGGTTTGTAACCGTAAGCCGCATCGACAGATGGATAAGCCATTTAAGGACTCCTAAAAAAGTTAAATACCTTTACCGAAAGTAACGCTAGAGCTTCGTTCTTTAAACAAAGGCATCTTGGGGTTGCTTTCACGCATGAAAGTATTGTCTACCGAGTTCATTTGGCTTTCCGATTGGCTACGGAAATACTCATCACGTTGCTCGACAAACTCTACTGGGGATTTGCAAAGAATCAAACCGCCGGTAACGATGTTGCCCGGGAAGTCCTTATTGGACGAACCAAACAATCGAATCTCGGGATGGTCAGATGCTTTTACGGGCTCCCAGCCTTCCTGAAGCTTTGAATTCAAGTTAGTCGGATCATCTTTGCCTAAGGTAGCGACACGAATCCAGCGAAACGCATACCCCGGTTCCGGCTTGGGATCGGGGAGAAGCTGTGGAGGTTTCCAGCGCGTAGGACGGGCGGTAGCCTCACGAGTATCGAGTTCTCTACTTTTGCGAATTTGTTCAGTCATGCTTGTTTCCTCATTTCTTCAGCAACCTTACGAGCATAAAGTTCCAAAGGAACCCCAAGCCGCTTGGCGATATTTACCTGCGTTTGCGTAAGTACGATTTTTTTAGGCGCTGTACTACGTGATGCCGGTGCTACAACATTTGATTTCTGTCGCTGAGATGGTTTCGCATCAGCGGGTTCCTCTGCAAATGACTCAGGGAACCTTGTTCTCATTTCCTTATCAATGGCGTCAAAGTATTCTTTGCTGCCGTTTTGAATGCCTGCATTCAGTACATCTTCATGGAATGTTACTGCATATGCGGTCATACCAGTTTTTTTGCCCCACCAAGGATTTCTATCTATCCATTCCTGAGTATCAGGGTGAATCGACTCTTGTGGGGCAGGTTGTTGCGTTTGTACTACATTTTTCTGAGGCTGTAAAGGGGCGGGCTTAAAATTATTTACCTTATCTGCACGGATTGCAGCAGTAGTTAACTTTGATTGCGCCTTAATTAGCCGGTCAGTATCACCGGATTCATAAGCTTCCTTGTACTCTCGTTGAGCAGAATCAATCTCAGACTCCACCACTTTTTTGGCTTGTTCCAATAAAGCAGTTTGGTTAGTAGCCAAAGATCCTTGTAGTCGTTTGTTCTCTTCTACAACTGCTTCAGCCATACGCAAAGCTTCTTCCCGCTCACGGATTGCCATTTCTTTTGCACGGCGCTCTTCGTGATATCCCTTGTTAATATGAGATAGTCGGTCTTTAAGTTTTTGGTCGGTGTATTTAGATAATTCCTCGTCCGTCACCGGAGCGGGAGCTTCTTTCATCGGAGTACGATGTCTGTCAGCCGCAGGAGTATCGTCAACAACTTCAATTTCTTCTTCAGTAGATACTACCTTTCCACCCTCTCGTGGATTTTTAGCTTCTACTTCATCTGGAAATTCAAATTCAGTTTTTTCAGCCATAATTATTCCTTAGGTGGTGTTTTTAAAGAATTTAATTCTCTTTTTAATGCAGCACGTTCAGCCAACAAATCAGCAATCATTTTGAGATGTTCTTTATGACGGGCTTCCATAACTTTAATTAATTTACTAAAGTCATGACCCCAAAAACTCATTTTGTCAGTTAAAAGTTTAGCGTTGTACCAAATATAATCCGCAGTAATACCTTCAACTTCAACATTGTCTGTAATTGTATCCATGATGACTCCTTAAGGACGTTGAAT